TCGTCCATCTCCCAGTCAAGGGCGACGATGCCGTGACGCCAATAGTTGCTGGTGTTGCGGTAGAAGAATTGGGCTTCGGCTTCCGGGTTGCCGCCCATGGCGTAATGGTAGAGGCCGAATTTCTTGCCGGATGCTTGTGCCTGGGCGATCATGCGGTTGGCGTCGGTGTTGACGCCGGACACGAGGCAGTTGTTGTTGACCTGTCCGGTGCCCCATGTGGTGCCGACCACTATAAAGTCGGCCTGCATGTTGTACACGTCTACACCGCACTGCCAGTTGCTCATGTCCACGCCCTGCATGTCCGCGTGCGCGGTCGCCGGGAGCAGCATCATGCACACGGCGGCTGCCAGCGCCGTGACCTTGGCGTACAGGCGCTTATGCCACGGTTTGTCCTTGTTTTTGACCATTTTTCCCCTTTCTCGGGATGGATATTGTTGTTTGTGGCCCACGGTCGTGGGTCAGGATTGTCACGGCCCACTCGGGGCCGTCAATGAAAAAGCCCCACACGGTATGGTGTGGGGCTAGAATCAGTCGATCTTGTACAGGCGGGGAGTGAACGTCTTATCGACCTCGCCCGTGGTGTTGATGAAAATGTTGAGGGTCAGCGTTCCGGCCTTCAAGGTTCGCGGCCCATAGCCCTTAGGTTCGAACGCGATTGTCTGTCCGCTGCCGTCATCGGGGGTGAGAGTGGACTGGATGCCAATCAACCATGAGATGCTGTCATACGGCCAGTCGGAGGCGTCCAGCGTGTACGTGCCCGCGTCCACATGGACGGAACATGTCAGGCTATCCCACGAGTCAACCTTTTGTGTGGTGGAGCCTTTGAACCGGTACGTGCCCGGCGATGGTTCCGTGACCATAACACCCGGGTCGGTGCCTAATGTTTTAGGCAGGCCGGTGACACGCGGATACAGGTTCGCTAGTTCATAACCCCCCCCCCTAAGGCTCGTGTTGTCGGGTCGCATCCACTCGTGCGCGGTAGTACCGGATTCCAACTGGATTCGGAGGTCGCCGTCCTTCGCGGTGGGCGTGGCCTCGTTGGAGATGACGTTGAGGAACAGGCTGACGGTGCCGGCAGGGATTGCCATGACACTGTTACCCAAGTTCATTTGGTCTCCCAGTTGCTGACCCTTGGCGTCGAGGCACTTGATGTTGAAGCTCAAACCGGCGATACTAGTGCCGCTGAGTTTCACGGTGCCCTGTACCGGGCATGGGAACGTCCACGCCAAGCCCGCCCACTGCCGTGCGGCGGCACCGGTGACGTGCAGCGAACCGTCAGTGTTGACGGTGGCGGTCAACCCGTTGCCCTCGGCGGGACCGTAGGACAGCAGGTTACGCGACAATACGGTAATCGGCACGGTTTTCGTAATCTTGCCGGCGGTCAGTTTCAGACTCGTGGACCCCGGTTTGATACCGGTTATTGATAGTGCGCCCATATTGGGGCCTCCTTTTATGGTGAAGGCCCCAATATCGGGGCCTTAGTTGAGTTTCCTGAGAATTGGGGTGATGGTTGCATCCACGGTCTTGCCGGGCGAGACACTGACGAGCATCCGGTAGTCGCCCGCCGGGAGCGTCGCCTTGACCGTGCCATGCGAGAACAGGTCGATACTGCCGTCCGTGGATTTGAGCTCGCAGAACGGGCCGACACCGTCGGCGAGCGTGTGTTCGAGCGTGTACTCGCCGGCCGGCAGGTCCTGGGTGACGAGGATGGTCGCCCAGTCGGTCGCTGTGCCCTTCGCGTGTACCATGCCGTCGCCGGCCGCGGTGAACGTGATTCCGTTGCGCGTGGCGGGCAGGGTGGGCAGCACCCATTTGTTTCCCCATACACTGACCGGGATGGTCTTTACGATGCTGCCTGCGGTGATGGTGATGGAGGTGTCGCCCTCCTTGAGGGCGCGGACACTAGCCCCCCCCCCTAAACGCTGTTGTTGTTGGCG